CGGGCGTATTGCCGCCGCAGATCGCGCGGTGCTAGTCGGCCAGCTCGGAGTGCAGCATGAGATCGATCTCAGAGGCAAAGAGGGACGCGATCCGTCTGACGGTGACGTTGCAACGGAATCCCCGCTTGGCAGCGATGTATGGTTTACGATTGCCGACAAGGCAGCGTCCTACGCGCTGACCCCTGTCGAGACCTGGCAGACTTACCTCCGGTGCGTGATTGATGCAGTAACGCACCGGGAGCCGGTGTATCTCCATTGCACGGCAGGCGCAGACAGAACCGGCACACTGGCTTGTGTACTTGAAGGGCTGCTCGGCATGAGCCAATCGGACATCGACAAGGACTATGAGCTTACTACATTTTATTCCGGTTCGGGGACGGACGCCCTTGCCCGACGCCGAAATGAACCAGAGTGGATGAGACTCATCAACGCCATCAACGCGGTTTCCGGTGACAGTTTTCGTGACAAATGCGTACATTTTGCCGTGGGAACGTGCGGACTGTCGATGGCCGATATCAACGCTTATCGCGCGGCTATGACCAATGGAACGCCCGAGACGCTGCACTGGTATCAGACGATCACCAAAAATCTCACAGGCTGCACGATCAGCAACGCCGCGTCTCAGGTGGATTACGGCGAGGCATACACCGCGACCATCACGCCGGAAAGCGGCAAGACGCTGACCTCCGTTGTGATAAAAATGGGTGGCGTAGACATTACATCCACGGCTTATTCGCCCGGCAGTGGTGCAATCAACATTGCCAAGGTAACAGGAGCAGTCACGATCACTGCGGCGGCATCTGCACCGTCTGTGACTTACACCATCACGCAAAATCTCACCAACTGCGCATCTTCCAACCCGGCGGACAGCATTGCCGAGGGTGCGGCCTACACTACGACGCTCTCGCCGACCGGCACGTATAAAAAGCTTGGCGCAATAACTGTCACGATGGGCGGTACGGACATTTCCGCTTCGGCGGTTTCCGGCAGCACGATAACTATTGCCAAAGTAACAGGCAACATTGTGATTACCTGCGCGGCAGAGATCACAAACATCATTGATACAGTCGGAATTTCTGCGGATACGCGCTTGAGTGCAGGGAGCGGTGCCAATAAAGCGCAGACGGGACATGCGGCTATTGGTGCGAACATGGATGCGGCAAGCCTGATTCATATGCACGCGGGTGATACGCTCCGCATCAAGGGTGTAAGCCTCCCCGCCACAAACGATGGAACAAGTGTGGCAGTGAGGTACAGTGAAACGGCAACGTTTTTATCCGCAGACTACATGTACAACGGGCGGACGTGGGGCAATCTCCATTTTGCCAGCAGCGGAGATATCGTCACGGTAACGTCGACTGCTGAAGAGTACATCCGTTTGTCGCCGATCTGCACGGATGCGCCGGCGGTAATTGCGACGATCAATGAGGAGATCAGCTGATGAATACTTGCGTATGCTGCGGGCAAACGCGGAAAGGAGAAAATCATGGACACCAAAACCATCATCGTTACGCTCGTCTGCGCCGTGCTCGGCTCGTCCGCGCTGACGGCGGTCGTCAATGCCGTCGTCGGCGCGATACAGAAAAAGCGCGGCAAGGCCACGACGCAGGAGGCGCACCTAGCCGAGATCGACAAAAAGCTCGGGAAAATGCAGGAGCATCAGGACGAGCAGTATCTGGCGATCCTCCGACTGACCATCATGTCGGAAGAAATGCCAATGGCCGAGCGCCTGATCGCCGGAGAGAAGTATAAAAAGATGGGCGGAAACGGCGACGTGAAAAAATTCCTGCACCAGCTGGAGGCGCAGTGCGGACACAGTAATGGAATTCAGTAAGAAATGGCTGATTTGCAGCGCGCTCGTCAGCATCGCGCTCATCATCGCCTGCGCAGCAGGCGCAGATCTGACGGAGATCACGCTTGCGGTGCTGGCCGAAACAACGGCCTCCAGCGGCTTCTATCTCTGGAAGGCAAAAAATGAGAACCGCGCGAAGTACGCGCAGAAGTACATGGATAAATGGGCCGAGAAATACGGCCCGGAAGCGGCAGCACGTATCGCGGAGATCGTGCTGAAAGATTGAAAGGAGTTACTTATGAAAAAACTGTTTATCTCTCAGCCTATGAAGGAAAAGACCAACGAGGAAATTCGGAAAGAACGTGAAGATGCGGTCTTCTGCGCAAAGGAGCTGATGGGCGATGAAATCGAAGTGATTGACAGCTTCTTTGAAAACGTTCCGGCGGAGGCAAGGCCACTGTGGTATCTTGGCGAATCGCTGAAACTGCTGTCTACGGCTGACGTTGCGTACTTCGCCTCCGGTTGGAAGAACGCCCGCGGCTGCAAGATCGAGCATATCTGCGCGGAACAGTACGGCATCAACATCGTGGAAGCGTGAAAGGAGTAAGCTATGGACTACACGCAAATCATCTCGGCAGTGATCGCGCTCATCAGCGCGCTCGTTTCGGCATTTTTGATCCCGTGGCTCAAAACCAAGATCGACGCGGACAAGCTGCAAACACTCCGCACTTACGTTGAGATCGGCGTAAAGGCGGCGGAACAGCTCTACGCGGCAACGGACGGCGAGGAAAAGAAAGCCTATGTGATCAATTTTCTGGCCGAACACGGAATCCGGTTCGACGTATCTACAATCGATCAGCTGATCGAGGCCGCCGTGCTGCAGCTGCACCACGAGTTATACGGGAGTGAGCGGGCATGAGCGTTATGAAAGCCTCCGAGCTCGTCAGGCGGCATATTGACGTCGCGAAGAATTACCAAACCGTGTATATGTGGGGCTGCTTCGGGATGCCGGTTACAGAAAGCATCATCCGGGAAAAAGCTGCACAGTATCCAAGCTGGTACACAGCCGCCAAGCAGTCTGAGCTGCGCAAGCAGATCGGCAAGAGCTATTTCGGCTTTGACTGCGTGAACCTCACGAAGGGCATTCTGTGGGGCTGGAACGGCAATCAGAACGCGGCATATGGCGGCGCAAAATACGCCGCGAACGGCGTCCCTGACGTCTCCGCCGACGGCATGATCGCGAAGTGCAGGGACGTATCCGCGTCCGGCTGGGACAAGCTCGTCCCAGGCGAAGGCCTGTGGATGCCCGGCCACTGGGGACTGTACATCGGAGACGGCTTGGCCGTTGAGTGTACGCCCATCTGGGATAATGGCGTGCAGATCACCGGCGTCGGCAACATCGGTGTCAAGGGCGGCTACAACAGCCGCGTATGGAAGAAGCACGGGAAGCTCCCGTGGATCGACTACGACACGGAAACCGTCGACAAGGCCGTCGAGGACGCCAAGAAGACCATCAAGGCAAAGGCCGGACTTGCGGACAGCACGATCAAGTATCTTGCCGATTACAAATACGGCGACGACCTCCTGAAAAAACTGGCTGCTGCCATGAGATAAAACCTGCCAGGACGGCGGGCCGAAGGGAGTGACAGCAAATAACTGCGCGGCTGGCTCTGCCGAAGGAGCTGGAACACCTCACGCGCAGCGACTGGGAGCGCGTCACTGACGAGGGACTTTTGGACGTGATCGATCGGCAGATCGTGAAGCTTTATATCGTGCGCAGGCTCCCGCAGATGGACGCAGCCGGTGAAATCGGTATCGACCGCAAGACCATCTCCCGCCGCCTGCCGCACATCTACAATATCGCCCGCCGTCTGGCACAAAGCAGCCCGCCCTGAGCATTACGCTCCGGGCGGGCTTTTTTACATTCAAATCATATTTTTTCGGCCGAAGGTTGCTCTGCTGGCATGTTTTGCCGCATATACGCATCGATCCATTTGCGGATCAGTTCATTCGGGGTCGTGCCGTTGGCTTTCGCCGTAGCCTTAAAGGTTTCCGCGATCTCCCGTTTTAGCTTGCAGGAAATCACGGACATGTTTTCTGCATCCCACTTGTTGCGAGCGCGGCGCTGGGTGTCAGTCGGCATAGCATACCTCCCGCGCGCAGATGTTCGCCGCATTCAACGCGGCAGAAATCAGCGCTTCGGCGTCCACGCCAAGAACGCCGGAGATTGACCGCAGAACGCCCAAGACATCCTCCGGGGTGTCAATGGACGCATCGTCCATTGTGCCGTCGGAAAAGCGCCAGCAGAAGCCGTCAGCGGTCACGGAAAAATACACGCGGCTGCCAAAATCGCCGCAGGACGTGTCGTCGACATCAACGGTGACAAGCTGGCCGTTAAGGTCGACAACGATACCGCCGGAAAACTGCCAGTAACCTCCGCCATTGTTTGCAGTGTCCGGGTCATAGTGGGGATTTGTCTGCGCTCCCCACGCGGAAACGATATGAAACATGTCTGCCATCCTCCAATTTTTTGTCGTGTTTGTTTTGCTTTGTGTCTATGGTTATATTATATACTGTAATACCGTATATGTCAAGAGGCTTTCGAAATATTTTATAAAAAATAAAAACAAAAGTCCCCACAAATGGTACACAGATGTCCCGGAAATGTCCCCCATAAAAACCGGAGAAGCGGCAGAATGAGAGTAGGAGCTGGCCAGCTTACTACTTTTACCGGAGGATTTTTTATGGAATACGCAAGCAAGGGACTCGCGGGGACTGCGCTGGGCTTTGGCATCGGCGGCGCCGCGCTGGGTCTGGCAAACGGCGGGCTCGGCAATCTGCTGGGCGGCCTCAACCAGAACAAGAGATCGGAAGCCGCTGACATCGCTGCGGCAGTCACGCCTGCCATGACGGTCGCCGCCATGCTCGCCGCACGGCAGCAGGAGCCGACGTGCAGCGAGAACATGCCGGTCACGCGCTACGATCTTGACCGGGAGCAGAAGCTGGCCGCGAAGGACAGCGAGATCGCGCTGCTCAAGGCCAACACGTACAACGATCAGAAAATGCTGGAGATGTACGGTTATATCGACGGACAGCTCAAGGACGTCCGTGAGGCACTGTGCAAGCAGGCCGTACACAACCAGCGCACCGAGGATAGCTTTACGCTTGTAAAGCAGGACGTTGACTGCGTCCGCAAGGAGGCGCTGGACGCCGTGAAGATGGAGGCCGAGCGCCGCTGCTGCGGTGACAACTCCATCGTCACCTACGTAAATGCGACCTTTTATCCCAAGCAGGTCGCCGACGTCACCACGGGCACCGCGACCACGGCGCAGTCGCTCTACAACCCGATCCAGAAGTGCGGCGGGTGCTGCAACAGCTAAGCAAAAGGGGCGGCAATCGCCGCCCCGGACTTAAAACGGAGGAGAGCCTATGACAGTAACCATCGATCAGGCCATGCGCGGCGCGATGCGCTACGCAGACAATGAGGTCATCCCGCACCTGCCGGGCGGAAAGGGCATCGGGGCCGGGATCATGCTTGCACTCATCATGGAGGGCAGCCGTGAGAAGATCCTCGCGCTGCGCGAAAATCCGGCGGTAAAAATGATGCAGATCTTCGACGACGCCGGAAACATCGATCTCGATAAGCTCTATAATGCGGCCCGCCCGAGATTTGAAAACAAGCTGACCGTATCCGTCCCGCTGCTGGGCGATATGCGGTTTGATCAGAACGACGTTGACAAACTTTACCGGTACATACAGGAGGCGTGAGCATGAAAGAGTATGTGGATAAGCTTTATCACAAGCTGCACGAGGCCATGGAAAAGCCGGTGACGCTCGGCAGCGCGGAGGAAGTCGGCATGTACGCGAAGACGATCCGCAGGCTGGAAAAGCTGGACTGCCGCGAAGACGAACCGGATGCGGCAGAGTTTGATCGCGAAACGGCGATACAGTGGGCAGAGCATATGCAGAATGCAGACGGCTCGGCCGGCCCACACTGGACGATGGAACAGACGACGGCCGTTGCCGAGAGCATGGGCATTCAGGCGCCTGTGGTCCCGCACTGGGCGTGGGGCGTGACCATGAACATGATGTACTCGGATTACTACCCCGTCGCGGTAGAATTCGGCCTCAACCGCCCGGAGTTCTACGCTGCTCTGGCAAAGGCGTTTTTGATCGATAAAGACGGCCCGGGGCCGGAGCGCAAGCTGATGGAGTATTACGAGCATATTGCGAAGTGATGGGGCTCAGGGATAGGGGTTGAACACAAAATAAACACAGTTTGCAAATTTACGCTGCAAATACAGTATTTTTTTAGAGTTCGAGTCTCTTCAGGTCCACCAAAAATATAGACGTAGGAATTTGAATTCCTATGTCTATATTTTTATATTTTGCAATAGAATTTAACGGTAAAACTGAATTATTTACGAGTGGACAGAACTTTTGATGAAAAATGAAAGGTAGCAAAAAGTAGCATAGACTAGCACGAAAATACACGGGTATGAACACAGTGGCCGACACAGTAAAAAGGTGCAATTAAAATGCCGCGTCCATCTGGGCGGCGACTTTATCAATGCGGGTATCGAGGATATCGGTGTAGATGTCCATGGTGGTGGAGAGCTGCGCGTGGCCGAGGAATTTTTGAGCAAGCTTGAAGTCTACGCCAGATTCATAGAGCGCGGTCGCGTAGCCGTGGCGGATCTCGTGCGGGGAGACGGTGATGCCCGTGCGCTTGCGGTAGGCTTCAAATTGATCGGTGACGTACCAGCCGGGAAGTGGGCTTTTCCCGCCATCGTTGGAAAAGATATAGCCGTGCTCTTTTTGTGGGAGTACAGCAGCCAGCGCGGGGAGTAACGGGACAGAGCGGATACCGGCAGCGGTCTTCGGCTCCTTGATCTGGGGCGTCGGACCGGTATGGTAGACGCTGCGTCGGATGTAGATCCTGCCTCTCTCCCGGTCAATGTCCTCGTAGCGCAAGCCCTCGGCCTCGCCGCGGCGGCAGCCGGTATAATAGATCAGGAAGGCAAACAGACCAAAGTCGTCAGTTACGTTGTCCTTGATCTTCTGGATCTGATCTGCGGGCGGCGCATGGCGGCGCTTCTGCGGGAGATTTTTCGGGAGAAGGACGGCTTGCGCAGCGTTAAAAGAGACGTGCCCTTCGCGCTGGGCTTTGTTCAGGATCTGCCGGATGATCTGACGCTGGGTGATAACGGTCTTCTTTGCGTGGGTCTTGGCAAACTGGTTGATGTATGTCTCCACCTCTTTGCTTGTGATCGTGGCGACATCCTCCGGGCCAAACTGCGCGACGGCGCGCTCATAGGCAGGGGAATAATTGCGCAGGGAATTCGGCGCAAGCGTTGGCTCGATCTCGTTCCACCAGGCGTGGGCGACGTCGGAGAACGGGACGGTCTTTGGCTTCTCGGCTTCAGCGCGGTAGGCCTTGATCTTATTCCAGACCTCGCGGTCTGTCTTGCCGCGAAACGCTTTGCGCTTGCCATTGACTGTGATGATGGATTCATGCAGGCCGTCCGGCCTGACGTAGTATTTGGGAATTGGCATCGTAAAACCTCCAAGAATACCGCTCCGGCGCCGGCCGGGGCGGTTTTATTCATGTGCGGATCCAGCCGATCGATGGGATGAGCGCGTCGACCACAAGCGCAAGGGCACACAGCAAAAGAATACCCAAGAGGATGAGCGTCACAAGCCGGTGCATGCGCAGGGACTTCTGCTGCTGGGCAAACTGCGCACGAAGGGACGCGTTCTCGGCGCGGAGTTTTTCAGCATCGGAAGGCTCGGAAGGCTCGGCAGGCGGGACGCCGAAATGCTCATCCAGTGATACGCCGAGGGATGCGCAAATCGGGCCGACGGTATTAATGTACGGCTTCGTAGTCTCGCCGCGCAGGAATTGGCTGACGGCATTGACGGATACGCCGGATTCGTCAGCGATATCCTGATTCGTCTTATGCGGCTGCATGGTGTCCTTTGCTTCGCGGCATGTTTCCCACAATTTTTCTGACAAAAACCATCCCTCCATATATAAAAACCACACCTGTGGCAGTAAGATTTCAGAAAAACCTACGCTGAAAACCAACCCGACAGGTTTACAAACCCAACCAGCGTATGCCATGCTTCAGATACAGACGGCTCCCGGTCGCCTGCGCAAGCAAAAGCCCGCGCCGTTGTTCGGCCAGCGGCGCGGGTGACGCCTACCTATATCTTACAACTTTCGGGAGGCGCGAGCAAGAGGCAAAGATTAACAAAAAATGAACGGGAATTTTGTGGAGAAATGGAGATGGGAATGGAAAAGACGATGGAACAGATTGAAAACATTTTAGAGAGGGCCACACTGGATCAGCTGAAAATCATCCTGCGATTCCTGCGGAACATCATAAAATAAGAGCCGGAACGGGAAACCGTTCCGGCTGGAAGCTATGGGTTACAATGCTCGCATGGCTCATATCCGGCGTCAATGGCAGCATCTCTGGATTTGAAAATTCTACGGTTATCATCATCAGGAAGATAGGAGCACGATGAACGATGAAATTTATGGCTCTTTTTATTCCCGACATATTCACTGGATACATAACCGGATGGACGATTAGAGCCAACACCAGAAGATTCACGCGAGGAAGAATCGGATGCAGAAGAAGGAGCGGAATGCGGAGCGCTTTTTGCGGGGCGAGAAATAGCGTGAAACAGAAAAAATCCGACCAACAAAGCGACAAGTACAACGAACCCCAGACGGGCAGCTTTTTTCCGAGCATCAAAGCGCGTCTTCAACTCAGCGTATTCGGATTTAGCTACTGCTGCGTCATGCTTGTATAAAGCGGCTTCACGCTTTGCAATTTCGGCCTCCTGACGGGCCGTTGCCGCACTCCTGCGAGAATCCATGACGACGACATCTGCGGCAGAAAGAACATCTTGTGTAGACCGAACGACGGCAGCAGCAGAAGCTATCTTCTTGTCGTAAATACGGCGAAGCGCAACACACTGACAGTAGAATTCGTAGTCCTGAAGTGTTTGGATGGGCTTGCCGGAGTATGGGTTGTATTTGCCTTTGGAAAGAGGGAAAGAAAGGCTGCTTTGAACGGCTGCAATCTCTTTGCAATATGCCTTTTCGTCAATGTGAGGATCTGGAAGAACAGGGGCGTGTGGGAGACTGCTTGAAGCGGAAAAGCGGACACCGGAATAATGGGGAACCGAGAGATTAGTAACCGAGTCCGAGCGTTGCGTCGTCGTATCCGTTACGATATCCATCTTGGTAAGCCTCGGTTCGTGCTGCTTCCAAGTCATCGCTTGTGTACTGCCGCGGAGAACAGGATGTGCAAAGGATGAGAAGAACAAGAAGCACGACGCAGATTATAGACATTGTTTCGGCATACGTCCGCATAAATACCACCCCAATCAAAATATACAGAAAATGCCGTGTGCGGTCAAGCGCTGCCGGGATTTTCTGTACATTTTGACGAACAAAAAGAACACCGGAAGCAGGTTATTTGCTTCCGGTGATTTTTTTCGCGTATTCAAGAATGTTGTCCCAGAACTCCGGGGGCATTTCGAGAGCGGCGGCGATGCCACGTTTGCGTGTGGATTCGTCGGCTTCGGCCAGAACGTCGGTAAACATCAAGGCCATGCGTTCATTTTCGCTGCGCTGGACGTACATTTCTCCTTCGCCGTCCTCCAACCATGCGAGAGAGACGTTGAATTTATCGCAGATATCCGAAATTGTGCGATCCGTGAATGGCTTTCTGCCAGAGCATAGGGCAGATATGTGCGGCTGTGTCAAATGCAATGTGTCGGCTAATTCGGTCTGTGTCAGGTGTTGATCTTTCATCAAATAGACAAGTCGTTCGCCAATTGTGTTCACTGTGTTCACCACCTTTCATTGAGACTGTAGCACAACACGGAATAAAAATCAAGAGAAAAATATTTCAAAGAAATAAAAATATGCTTGACAACATAGAAAAGATATGCTACGGTATAGAAAAGAAATAATTCGAGCGAGGTGAGAACAATGTCAGAGGAACAGAAGAAGCAGGTCGAGGGTGTGCTGCATGAGATGAAGCACATGAACCAGCAGCAGATCGAGGTCATGATCGCCTATATGCAGGGCGTGGCTACGGCGGCAAAGCTGATGAGCGAGAAGAAGGAGGCGTGAGGGGATGACGGAAGCAGAAAAAGCGCAGGCGATTTACGCCGCGCGGCGAGAAGAACAAATGGAGCGGTACCACCGAAACGCTTTGATGTTGGCAGAGAAGCTGCTGGACAGAGCAGCGGAGCTTGGAGCGACGGCAGACGAATTTGAAGAAGCTGTGCGGTACATTCAGGCATGGACACATGAGGTAATGGCGCTACAGCCGCCGACGATGAAGTTTATCCGGCGGAAGCAGCGGTTCCTGCTTCAGAGGGGGAAGGAAGAGCTGGAGAACATGCCGGTGCACGGCTGCTATGGTGCAGCCGGCAAAGAGCGAGAAGAAGGAGGCGTGAGGGGATGCCGAGAGAGCTGGAAGGATACCGGCCGCAGCTGGAGCTGCTGACGGATATGTTTCCGGGCCGGGCAGCCATCGGGATCACGGAATGCCAGGCGGCGCTGGGGATCGACCGGCGGACGCTGCTGGCCGACCGGCGGTTCCCGGCCCGGCACATCGGGAACAAGTACACGGTGTCGCTCACGGAGCTGGCACGATGGATGGTGCAGAGATAGGAGGCTGAGCCATGGCGAAGGTAAAGACCTACACCCTGACGCTGGATGCGCAGGAGCTGCATGATCTGATCGAGGCGGCGCTGGTGAGCGAGTGCCAGGCGGCGCAGATCATCGGCGGGCTCAAGCGCAAGGGGCTGGACATGGACGCGCAGAAGCTCGTGACGCAAAACGCCCGTCTGGCGCGGCTCATCAGGCGGATGCAGGAGACGAAGGGAGGATAAGCGGAATGCGGAAACTGATTCTCAGCGGAGACGATTGGTTTGAGCTGAAGCACACGCTGGAGCTGTTTGTGATCGAGACAAACAACGCGGCGAATGAGTACGAGAACATGGCTGCACACGTG